CGCACCGAAAGTCCCCGGATGGCCCGTGTGATCCTCATTACGCCGATGTCGCTCATTCCAGTAATACGGCGAAAAAGACCGTGGCGGCAACAACAAAACATCAGCCTTATCCCTAAACAAGTCGTTCACCACTTTCGGACCCGAATGCAACGCACCCAAAGGTAGGCGTTCAATCGCCAAAGAGATAGCTTCACGAACAAGCGGATGACCAGCAACAGCACCCAACACAGCATCATTCAACGACCACGGTGATTCCCAAGTAGCAAACATGTCGTAAGGCAACAAACAGTCCAACGGCCTGAACACCTCAACATCAGAATCCAAATAGATTCCACCCCAATGCCACAACGCTTCCAACCGAACCAACCCCGCCATCTGAGCGCCAGACGCACAAGCCGCCCAGTGTGGCGAAGTCAGCGGGAACTTCACCGGGTCCAACGGGTCACGCAACGTCACATAATCCCAATGAGGATGCAACCCGCACGCCCCACGCCAGAACCCTTCAACCTCATCAGAAGTCACTACAGGAACAGTGCGGATCAGCCGTGCAGGAATCATCGTTCAGCAATCAACTTTCGCATCGCAACAGGTTTATCAACCGCCTGCCAATACCTATTCACAAGATCACGACTCGGTTGAGCGCACACCCTTGCAGCATCACAATGCCACAAAGAAACAGCCAACCCCGGATGCCTCACCAAACCAGACAAGCAAGTCGCAACCGCAACCAACTGATCGTCGTCGCCGCCCCAACCCACAAGCCGCTCGTCCTGACCGCCTATCGCATCCCAACCCGTTGGAGTCACAACATGAACCCCACCGTTAGCAAGCCCCGGCGGTGAATCCGTCCCCGCATAAACACACAAATCAAACGGGATATGCAACCTGTGATCGTCAGCTTCAGCAATCGCAGCAGCCAAACCAGTCGGAGGAGGAAGCGTGTCGGCATCCGAGATGACGACGACATCAGCGCCGATCCCTGCCGCTATCTCAACCGCAGCATTTCGGCACGCCGCAAGATTGAACACCTCGTGGCCCGTATCAACCTCAACGATCTTCGCATCCGGCACATGAACCTCATACCACGCCCGTGTGACAGCGTAAGCGGCCATACGAGCGTCCTTAGCCCGCCAAGGGAACATCACCGCCACATTCACTCTACAAGCCCTTCAATAGCCTTCACGAAGCGCACAGCGCCATCATACGGGTCTAACTCTGAAACCCTTGCCAACGACTTAGCAGACGCAGCAGCCCACTCAACAGGGTCCAGAAGCCTTCTCAGTTCAGACATCCACCCCTTGAAATTGTTTGCATCGACAAACACCCCCGCCGCACCCAACGATTCTTTCAACCCCGGAGTCGGAGAAGCCAACACAGGTATCCCCGAACACATCGCCTCAACACCAACCATCCCCCAAGTCTCAGCCTTAGAAGGCATCAACAAAACACGGGTACGCGAATACACATCAGCGCGCATATCTTGAGTCACGCCAATAGTCTCAACATTCTGACCAACCAAAGATCGTTGCTTCCCATACCCCCCTTGGACACCCAAGAAGTCCACATCCGGCATAAACCGAATCAACTTCTGAAACATCCCCGCACCTTTAGGATCAGAAATATTCACAAGCGTTACAAGATCACCCGGTGTAGTAGCAAAGTCCTGACGATCAAAAATCGGGTGAGCCACAATATGCGGGCAACGATGCCTAGCTATCTCAGCCGACGAGTCAGAATTGAACACAAGCAAGTCAGGCGGGTACGCAGCTAACTGCCTCAAACCATCCTGACCGATCAAACCATGAACCATCCGAACCGATGGCTTGTTGTTGAACAACGCCAGCCGGTGTGCCTGCCCCGGATCACCAAGATGCGAAATAACAACATCAGCGCCGACCACAGTTTCTTCCATGCGCGCCAAACCCGGCACCACACGAACACCATCCAAAACGTACTCATCGCCAACACCCATCACAGGGTTAGCAACAACATCATGTCCTGCCGCCCGCAGCACTTTTAGAAACTCATGTGTTGAAAGCCAAGACCCGACACGCGACCCCGGCGGGTACATCGGGACCACAGCACCAATTCGCATCATCGGATACTAACAAACAACCAACACCCCAAACGCGGAAAAGGGGGCCGGTTTCCCGACCCCCCAAACCGCTAACCGTTCATTCCCTTCAATCGCCACACACAAGCGGTGTGACAGGCTCAGGGCCAGTTCCGTCAGGGCAAAGAGTGATCTCAAGTCGCAGCGACTCAAGACCAACTTGGCAAACCTGAACCCACTGCTCAGAGAAGATTTGCAGATCGTTGGTGCCGTTGAGGATTGAATCCCGCACGATACCGACATCAAGTGTTCCACCATCAAGACGGACATAGGTGCCGGGAGCGAACATGTAACCAACCACAGAAGTTGGGAACGGGTTGATCGCACCTGCACCCTGAGCGCCATTGAAAGCCTGCCCAGCGCCGGTTGCCGAATCGTAGTACCACGCAATGTCAAGGTTCTCAGAAGCCAACCATGCGGTGACCTCAGCCTCTCCAGCGTTCAAGAAGTTCAAGCCGAGAGCATGATCGTTCACCATGTCAACCTTGATGAACTCAACAACCCATGAAGGAAGCATCAGGGTAAGAACCGAGTTGATTCCCATGTGCTGACGACGACGGTAGTTCGCAGCAGCCGCAAGAATCGTCTGCGTCACACCACGAGTCGCGCCATAAGCGGGAGCAGCAGTGACAGCAGTAGACGTTGCGTCGATTGCGTCAAGGTAGAAGATTTCCTTGGTTGAAGTGAAAGCCACTGCAAGGTCTTCAAGGAAAGCAGCAACCTGCTCAGGGAACACCCGATAGTTCAGGTTGCCGAACTCCACACACTGAGACACTGCGTCAACGCGGCATTCCTCAATGGGTGGGCAGTCAACATGCACGCATGGCTTGGGAGCGGTAAGGCCGGAAGCGTCGCCGTAACCGGCAGCGTCCTCAGCTTCAGTCGTGACACGAACACCCGCAAGGGCATCGGTCCAGTCTGGAGGAGTGATGAAGCGGATGCCGCCACGAGGAGCCTCAACAGTTGGGAGAGCCTGCTCAACAGGGTTGATCTGCTCGGCCAGACGGAAGAAGTCATATGAAGGAGGCAACGGTGCGCAGTTACCACCAGAAGCAACAAGCGAAGTACGCTGTTGCGACTCAAGCGCCCAGTTGGTGCGGACGGTATCGAACACTGAGAAGTTTTCCTCAGCGCCACCGGCCACCTTGTTAGGCAGATCAGACTGTGCGGTCGCAAGAACGATCCGCTCATACGAACCAGAAGAAGCGTTGTTCATACCATGACGCTTCTTAGTGATCGCAGTAGCAAGCTCCATGCGGTCAAGAGAGGTGCCTTCACTGATACCGGGAACAGCGTTCGACGCGTGCAATGCAGCACCCGTAGAAACCGTTTCACCGATAGGTGCAACACCGTCGGGGACAAGCCGGGTCAGTGCAGAACTGGCCTCGGCACCTGTAAGGGAACTGCTGTCTTCCATGCCGCTGACCTCCGTGGACAACTCGATTGTGGAATCTTCAACCACCTCAGACACGATGTCTGCGGCGGGTACTTCAACCTCAGCCTCAACCGCTAGTTCAGCAGTCTCAACCTCGGGTACTACTTCTTCAACAACAACAACCTCTGCTACCTCAACCTCAACGGCTTCAGCAACTTCGACTGTCTCAACAACTTCGATTACTTCAACTACTGCTTCTTCTTCAGAAAGTTCAGCAATAGCCTCAGCAACAACCTCAACCTCAACCTCAACTACAGGTTCAGGAGTTGGTTCGACCGGAGCTTCATCAGCAGCGAACTCTACAGACTCGTCAACAGACATCGGAGCGACTTCAATAGCATCTGCCATATCTCCCTCTTCTGCGACTAACTCTGGTGTTGCTTCTGCTAAACGGCTAAGAGCCGCATCAACTCTGTCTGCACGATCTTTCCGTTGAGCGCTCCTTGCTGCAATCTCATTTGCAACACGGTCGTAGTCCGCTACAAGTTTTTCAACCTGTGCGAGTGCCTCATCTGATGCCGCTGCGTCAGCGCCAATCATTTCAGCTTCAGTGCGAATGGAATCGCTAAGAGCAGTTAGGTCGGCATCGACCATTGCTGTTAGGTCTTCTGGTACCACGATTTCTGCCAATTTAGAACTCCTCCAGCTTGAGCGTTAGGTGTTGTACCGCAGCTACGGACTAACCGTTACCGCTCAACCCCAGTGCTTCAGGGCTGTTAGCTGGATACTTTAGAACAAGATATAACAGTTTAGGTGCATAGCTAATCAACAGAGCGTTGAGCGCCCGGTGGCCGGGGCGGAGCGGGAGTCGATCTGCCCTCTCTGAACTGCATCGTTCCAAGAGGGTTTGATTCTGTTGGTGATGGTTCAGATTCACTCGCTGACGGCATTTCATCTTCAAGTTGTTGCAGCAAAACGCTAGAAGCTTGGCCGGTAAACAAGCTATAGATCGCAACAGCACCGGCAATCCAATTTGACTTGTTGGTCCGTTCTTCGCCGCGAGCTAGTCCTGCTTTACGCCATTCTGCACGGATGCGAGCAAGGCTTGGTTTGCTATCAAATTTCTTCTGGCGGGTTTGTTTGTGTCGTGAAGTTTCTAATGTCAACACTAGTTTCAATCTGTTTCCTTTTGCGTTTATAAC